TGGTGAGTTGTTCTTGGCACGGGATGTGGCCCATTCCGTCCACCTCAACACCCGTTCCTACTCAAAACACAAGGCGCTGCGGCACTTTTACAGAGATGTTTTGGAAGCTGCCGACAAGTTTGCCGAGGCATACCAAGGCCGTCATGGTCTAATTGGCCCCATCTCGCTCAAGTCAGCCCGCAAGGACGGTGCCATTCTGCCGTTCTTGGAAGACTCGCTGGCCTACATCGAGGAAAACCGGTACAAGGTCTGCGGTAAAACTGACACGACTTTGCAGAACATCATTGACGAGATCATTGCTGTTTACCTGTCTGCCATATACAAGCTAAAATTCCTCGCATAAGGAGCCTACATGTCTGTCAACCTGTCGATGTTTGCTGGCGCAGGTGCGCAGCTTTTTGATGCCAACGGTACACCCCTGTCCGGTGGCAAGTTGTACTCCTACACTGCTGGAACAACCACTCCTTTAGCCACTTACACGACAAGTGCTGGTAACGTGGCGCACACCAACCCGATCATTCTGGATTCGGCAGGCCGAGTCCCCAATGGCGGTGAAATCTGGTTGACAAACAACCTGAACTACAAGTTTGTGGTGCGCTCCTCGACCGATGTCTTGATTGCCACATACGACAACATTTCGGGCAATGTGGGTTACGTTACCCTGACCAGCCTCGGCATCCCCAGCGTGACCAACTACGGCGCTGTTGGTGATGGCGTGACTGACGACACAGCGGCCATCACCGCCGCACTGGCTACCGGCCAAGCCATGTTCTTCCCAGAACCCTCGGCTTTCTACAAGCTGACTGCACCACTGAACATTGCAGTGCCATTCCAAGCCGGTCTCTACAAAGTGTTTGACAGTTCCGCTGTTGTGACCTTTGCTGCTGGAACGGTCACCTACGTGCACCCAGAATGGTTTGGTGCAGACCCGACTGGCGTTGCCGACTCCAAAGCTGCCGTTGACCGTGCCATTCGCTCCGCATACGGTGACGCTCGTTTACCGGTGTATTTCAACGGCCAATATCTGATCAACTCAGAGATCGAACTGAGCAGTGTTTATGGTGTTCGCTTGGTGTCTGATCGCATCGCCACGCTTGATGGCAAAAACATTGACAACTTCCAAGGCATCATCAAGATTTTGAACTGCCAAGATGTTGTGATTGATGGCCTGCGCTTTGCCGGTGACTCCAGCAATTCGGCATCGGCCACGCAAGGCGGCATTGAGATCGACAACGAATCCCCAGCCGTTGCCACTGGTTCGTCTTTCATCACAGTGCAAAACTGCGTGTTCGACAAGCTGCGCACATTCAACTTGTACGGACGCATCGGTCAAGGCAGTGCTCAAAGCAAGTGGACTTTTAGAAACAACACGTTCTATCTTGTCGGCTACGCTGGCTCTCCATCAATACCGGGTGTTGGTGGAGGCATAGACATTTACAGCTTGTTTGACATCGACACGTATGTCTATAACGAACTCACCATAACCGGAAACATTTTTTGGATCACCAGTGGTTACGAGGGTGTTGCGTTTAAGGTGCAGGGCGCACGTAATTCCGTGGTCAGCAACAACATCGTGAACGCTGGAACTGTTGTGGACTACGGCTCTGCACTTGTTGAGTTGTACATGAAGGACAGCACGTTCTCGAACAACGTCATCAACACAACCAACACAGCCACATACGGCCTGCGCTCCAAGGGTTGTATCAACACGACCATCAGCAACAACCGTATCTCAACAAACATCGACATTCGTGAAGCGTACAACCTCACTGATCCAGCCGGGACACCAATCGCAAGAATGTCCAGCCGCGATCTGGTCTTGGACAACAACCAAGTGGACGGCTACGGAAGTAGCGTGTCGCAAATCAGCAACGCCAACGGCTTGACCATTCAGGATTGCATCTTTGACCAAGACGTTGTGATGGGTCAAACCGTGCAATCGGTGTACGCAGTTCTGCCCACCTTCCAGAACGTCACTGTTTTGGAATCCGCAGCAAATTATTGGAACTTCACCGGAGCGTATCCTGTCACGGGTACGGTCACCTTTCGGCAGACTACGGGTAAATTCGATTCTTCGTATCCCCCTGTTACGAACATTCCTGTTTCGGCTACGACCGATCTCACCGCGACTCTGGCGCAAAGCAATACGGCCACCTACACGCCTGCTGGAACTAGCAATTTGGCTCTTTTCAGCGTTCCTGCTGCTGGGACTCGGATTACTATTTTCATCGTAACTTCGGGCACAAGCTCGTACACGGTCAGGTTCACACAGGGCTTCGGTTATGTCGCGCCTTTGAGCACCGGCACAACCAGCGGCGCGGTGTTCGTTTACGACTTCGTGTCTAACGGCACAGTCTTGCAATTGGCGTCCTCATCTAACAACACCGACTTGGCGACCATTGGCCCGGAACTCATCACAAACGGTGACTTCTCCTCGGCTGTTGGCTGGACTGTTGGTTCTGGCTGGTCAATCGGTAGTGGCGTGTTGACTGGTGCAACCGCATCAACGACCACCTATCAGGCAGTGCTGACCAGTGGCAGCACATACGACATCTCGTACACCGTCTCCTCTTACACAAGCGGAAACGTCCGTGCGGCCTGCGGAACAAACCGTGGTGCTTATGTCTTGTCCACCGGCACTTATACCGAGCGGATCATTGCAACTGGCACAGACGCTGGCGTCATTGGCAGCAACTTTGTCGGCACAATCGACAACTTCTCAGCCAAGCTGGTGACATACTAAGGATCGCGGCATGACCACAATACCTTTTGAGTTTGACACCGAACACGGCAAGTTTGCTGACGCTTTGGTTTTCCCCGATGAAGTACCATCGGACCAGGAAATCGAGGCGATGAAGCAGCAACGGCTCAAGAACTGGACTGACGCTGTTGTCGAAATCGCAAACAGCAATCTGGAGTAAATATGGCTGATCGTTACTGGGTTGGTGGAAGCGGCAACTGGTCTGACACCGCACGTTGGTCAGCATCTTCTGGCGGTGCTGGCGGCGCTTCTGTCCCCACGTCAGCCGATAACGTCATCTTCGACGCAGGCTCCAACGTAGGCACTGGCACCTTCACCGTCACGGTTGACGGCACCAGCAGCGTCCCATCGAACTGCGCTGACTTCAGCACGGGCGGCGCTGGCGGCGCTCTTGATGGAGCAATGACGCTGGCATTTGGCAGCACGGGTTATCTGTACTGCTACGGAAGCCTGACCTTTCCAGCATCCAACCTTGCGTTGTCCGTGTCGGCCAGCACAGCCGCACTTTGGTTCATGTCCACCACCACGGGCAAGACCATTACGACAAACGGCGTCAGCATTCCAGGTGGTTTGGGCATCGTGTTCAACGGCATAGGCGGTGGCTGGACATTGGGCAGCGCACTCACTGCATCTAGCTCCAGCATCTCTGTCGGTCGCGGAACATTCGACACAGGCAACTTCAACATCACCGCCAATGCGCTTGTATCCAGCACATCCAATGCCAGAACAATTTCGTTTGGATCGTCTTCTTTGACGCTTGGTGGCAGTGCTGGCCCTCTTGATTTTTCAACGTCCACCAACCTGACATTTAATGCTGGCACATCCACCATCACGCTAACTGGTGGAAATCCAGTGTTGTCTGGTGGAAGTCAAACCTTCTACAACATTGCTTTTACCAACAACGCAAGCGGAACCAACACCATCAATGGCTCAAACACGTTCAACAACGTGACTTTGACCAGTGTTGGGTCAACAGGAATTCGCGGTTTGTCGCTTGCTGGCAACCAGACCGTCTCTGGCGCTTTGACTCTTGGTGCCGCCAATACCGCAGTTCGCAGGATTCAAGTTGCCTCCAGCGTAGTCGGGACTGCTCGAACCATCACGCTCAACGGCTCTTTGGCAACTCTTGCCGATGTGAGCTTCCGCGACATCACAGTCGCTGGAAGCGTTGCAACACCTTGGACCGGCACTCGAATTGGCGATGCCGGTGGCAACACCAACATCACGGCAGATGCGGTCAAGACGGTTTATTGGAACCTTGCTGGCACTCAAAACTGGTCGGCCACTGGCTGGGCCACAACCAACAACGGCGCTCCTGCTGCCAACAACTTCCCGTTGCCGCAAGACACAGCCACGTTCACCGAGGCGGGCGCGGCTGGCACGGTCACAGTTGAAACCAACTGGTGGATTGGCGCGATCCAGATGGCAGATGGGGTGTCCAACCGCAGCACCGCCTTCACGCTGGCAACAGGAACCACCACACCGTTCATCAGCGGCAATGTGACCTTGTTCTCGTCCTTGACACTCAGCGGCACGGGTACAACAACATTCTCTGGTCGCGGCACTCAGACCATCACTTCGGCTGGCGTATCGTTTACGCAGGTCGTAGTGGTGGACAGTGGCTCTGGCACTTTCAAACTTGGTAGCAATTTTGTTCAGAACAACACGTCGAACTTCACGTTAACGTCTGGAACGATTGACCTGAACAACTTGACACTGACCTGCTATCGTTTCAGCAGCAGCAACACAAACACCCGTGCGATTGCTTTTGGAACTGGTCAGATCATCTTGACCGGCAACAGTGCAGTGATCTGGGGTTTCAACACGGCCACCGGCTTTACCTATACCGGCACACCCACCGTTACCAGCAATTACGCAGGCTCGACTGGTACGCGCACACTGACCCACGGCACGACAGGTGGTACAGAAGCCAACGCTGTCTCGTTTGCCATCACTGGTGGGACTGACACAGTTTCGATCACAAGCGCTGGCTCTGGCATTGTCAAGAATCTGGATTTCACTGGATTTTCTGGCACTCTTGGAAACGAAACCAGAACGATCTACGGAAATCTGATCATCAGCACAGGCATGACGCTGACCGCTGGTTCAGCCGCTACGATTTTTGGCGCAACAAGCGGCACCCAGCAGATCACGACCAACGGCAAGACACTCAACTTCCCGCTGACGTTCAACGGCATCGGCGGCACGTTTGCCTTCCAAGATGCGCTGACCCAAGGCTCGACAAGAGCGTTCACCATCACCAACGGCACAGTGCAACTGAAGGCCAGCGCGACCAGCACAGTGGGCGCATTCGCCACCAGCGGCACAAATCAGAAGTTTCTGCAATCGACTGTTGCTGGCACTCAGGCCACACTGTCTCAGGCCAGCGGCACTGTCAGCGCCAGCTATCTGACCGTCAAAGACATCAACGCCGCTGGCGGTGCAACTTGGAACGCTTTTTACAGCAACGGCAACAGTGATGCTGGCAACAACACTGGTTGGAATTTTGGTGGTACACCTGCTGTGTCAACCGAAGTAACATATAGCCTTCGTTCATTCACCACGCCACGGAGATTCTAAATGGCAAACAACCTGCTCAAAATTGTCACAAGCTGCTTGGGATACCAGCAGATCACCAGCCTCAGTGCATCCACTGGGCTGACGCTGCCCGCAACTGACGCAAACGGACTCAACTGCACACCAGCATTTGCGTTGATCATTGCTGAAACCCAAGGTGTGCGTTGGCGCGATGATGGCGTTGCCCCAACCGCTTCGGTGGGTATGCCTCTTGCAGCGGGTATCCCCTTGCAATATGACGGCGATTTGAGCAAAATTCGATTCATTGAACAATCCGCTAGTGCAAAGCTGAATATCAGTTACTATCGGTAACATTCAAACCAACCGTACCGGCGAGGTTCACCGGGCACTCCAACGAGTAAAAAATGACTGATGAAGTCCAAACCCTAGCGGAAGTTGACTCCGCGCCAGCACCCGAAGTGACGGCCACCTCGGACAATGCACAAAATCTGCCGGAAGTCGCTGACCAGAGTAACGAGACACCCGAGGAGAAGAAATTCTCTCAAGCTGAACTCGATTCGATGATCGGCAAGCGCCTCGCAAGAGAACAGCGCAAATGGGAACGTGAGCAGCAAGCCAAGCAAGCAGAAATGCAAGTGCGGCAATCGGTGCCCAAGGAACTCCCGCCTGTGGATCAATTTGAGTCCCCTGAAGCCTATGCGGAAGCACTGGCAGTCAAGCGGGCCGAGGAGATGCTCCACCAGCGTGAACTCCAGAAGCAAAAAGCAGCGATTGAGGACAGCTACGCAGAACGTGAAGAAGAAGTTCGGAACAAGTACGACGACTTTGAACAAGTCGCCTACAACCCGAATCTCCGAGTCACCGATGTGATGGCCGAGACAATCAAAAGCTCCGACCTTGGACCTGATCTGGCCTACTGGCTGGGCAGCAACCCCAAAGAAGCTGATCGCATTTCTCGTCTGTCGCCGCTATTGCAAGCGCGAGAAATCGGAAAGATCGAGGCTAAGATAACTGCCGAACCTTTCCAAAAGAAAACCTCGTCTGCGCCAGAACCGATTCGTCCGGTAACCGCACGAGCAACCAATCCTGGTGTCACTGACACCACCGATCCTCGGTCTATCAAGACCATGAGTGTTCAGGACTGGATTGCTGCCGAGCGTCAACGACAAATGGACAAGGCACGGGCACTTCGCAACCGCTGACCTCCGAAGTCGGGTATGATTACCCGAAATAGGAGGTAAACATGGAAAAGGATAATCAGTCTCTGACTGCGGAAGAATTGAAGCGGCAACGCAACAAGGAAGCAGCGGCCAGATACAGAGAGCGCAACCGGGAATGGGTTAATCAGCGTATGCGGGACTGGCGTGAAGCGAATCGGTTGAAAGACCGTCAGCATAAACGTGAACACCGCAACCGAAAAATTGCAAATGGGACACCAGAAGAAGTTGCTGCACTTAGGGCTGCTGAATCTGCGAAAACCAAGCGCAATCAAGATCGGTGCAGAGCGCAAGTGTTTGAAGCCTATGGTGGATACAAGTGCAACTGCTGCGGTGAAAGTGAGCCAATGTTTCTCTCAATAGATCATATTGACAACAACGGTGCCGAGGAGCGAAGATCAGGTCTGTACGCAGGTTCTGGGATTGGTTTCTACCTCTGGCTTCGTAAGAACAAGTTCCCTTCGGGGTATCAGGTTCTTTGTATGAACTGTAATACAGGGAAACACAAAAACGGCGGCGTGTGTCCTCACCAGTCTTCATCATCATTTAAAGGAAATTGAAATGTCCAATAGCTTGCTTACCATTGACATGATCACAAGAAAGAGTTTAGAGATTCTCGAAAACAACCTCGTGATCACCCGCAACGTGAACCGCCAGTACGACGACAGCTTCGCTGTTGAAGGTGCCAAGATCGGTTCCACACTGCGTATCCGTTTGCCCGACCGCGCTCTGGTGACTGACGGTGCCGCCCTGCAAGTTCAGGACGACAACGAACAGTTCACCACTCTGACTGTCTCCAGCCAGAAGCACATCGGCATCAACTTCACATCCGCTGAATTGACCATGCAGTTGGACGACTTCGCAGAGCGTGTCTTGAAGCCACGTATCAGCCAGTTGGCCTCCACTGTGGACGCTGACGTTGCGAACGCATACAAGCTGATCGGTAACTCTGTCGGTACTCCCGGCGCTGCCCCATCGACCGCCTTGGTGCTGTTGCAAGCCCAGCAGAAGCTGAACGAGAACGCCGCCACCATGTCGCCTCGCTACGCTACCGTGAACCCTGCCGCCAACGCTGCATTGGTCAACGGCCTGTCTGGTTTCTTCAACCCCACAGACGTCATCTCTCGCCAGTTCAAGAACGGCATGATGGGTGAGCAAGTGTTGGGCTACGAAGAAGTCAACATGAGCCAGTCGATCAAGGTTCACACCTGCGGTACCCGTGCTGCCACTGGCAACACAACCGGCGCTGCTGTGACCTCCGAAGGCGCAACCACTCTGACTCTGACTGTCGGTTCTGGCGAAACCATCAACGCTGGTGACGTGTTCACTATCGCTGACTGCTACGCTGCCAACCCACAGACTCGTGAGTCCACCGGTTCGCTGTTCCAGTTCGTGGCCCTGTCGTCTTCGACTGTCACCACCACAGCTACTGTGACCGTGGCTCCTATGTACTCGGCTGGTAACGCCCTGTGCACTATGGTGTCCCTGCCCGGTAACAGCAAGGCTGTTGTGTTCACTGGCGCTGCTTCGACCAGCTATCCACAGAACATGGTGTACCACCGTGACGCCATCGCGTTCGCCACTGCTGACCTGTTGCTGCCACAAGGCGTTGACATGGCTAGCCGTGCCGTTCACAACGGTATCAGCCTGCGCGTTGTTCGTCAGTACGACATCAACAACGACCGTATGCCTTGCCGTGTTGACGTGCTGTATGGCTACAACACGATTCGTCCACAAATGGGTTGCCGCATCTGGGGCTAATCCAAGGCGGGGGCTTCGGCCCCTGTTTTCAAATCAATCTGAAAGGAAATTATCATGGCACTCCCTAACGGCGCAGGCGGTTACCAAGTTGGTGACGGCAACATTGGCGAAGCTACTCTGTTTGTGCAAGGCGCACCCACTGCCGTGGCTGCCGCTGCGACAATGACTGCTGCTCAGTTGGCAAACGGCTTGTTCGTTTTCGACGGCACTGCTGGCAACCTGACTCTGCCCACCGTGGCATTGGTGGAAGCCGACATCTCTAGCGCATCCAAAGTGAACGCTGCGTTTGACTTCTTTGTTGTCAACGCAGACGCATCTGGCTCTGACGCTGTGACGCTGGCTGTCGGCACTGGCTGGACCATCGTTGGTGCTGCCGCTGTTGCTGCTGCTACATCGGCCCATTTCCGCGCCCGTAAAACCGGCGATGGTACTTGGACCGCATACCGCATCAGCTAATCGCTTGAGCAACTAGCAAAACGGGGGCTTTGGTCCCCGTTTTCACATGGAGATTTGAATGAACGTCACCCTTATACACCCCATTCATGGCGCAAAAGTTGCGACCAATGAAACCGAAATTGAGATGGATGAAAAGAACGGCTGGACACGGTACAATCCTGCTACGCCCATCGAGGTGGCACCCGCGCCGGTAGTCGAAGCGCCCAAGCGCAAGTACACCCGCAAAGTGACCGAACAACCTGTCGAACAGCCCAACAGCGAAAAGCTGGCAAGCGACGAATCCGAAGGAAACTGAAATGGCATATACCGCTGGCGATCAGATCAACCGAGCACTGCGTCTGCTCGGCATTCTTGCCGAAGGTGAAACGGCGTCAGCGGCAACATCGCAGGATGCGTTGGTGGCGCTTCAACAAATGGTGGATAGCTGGAACACAGAGCGTCTGTCTGTGTTCTGCACCCAAGACCAAATCTTCTCGTGGCCTGCTGGTGAGATCAAGCGCACCCTTGGCCCGTCTGGTGACTTTGTGGGCAACCGCCCCATCCAACTTGATGACGGCACCTACTACAAAGCCCCAAGCGGCGTGTCGTATGGCATCAAGTTCATCAACCAAGACCAATACAACGGCATCGCTGTCAAGACATCGACATCGACCTTTCCGCAGGTCATTTTTGTCAACAACACCTTTCCCGATGTGGAGATGTACGTTTACCCCAAGCCCACACAGGTCTTGGAGTGGCACTTTATCTCGGTGCAAGAGTTGACGCAGCCTGCCACACTGAGCACCCAGTTGCATTTCCCACCGGGTTACATGCGGGCGTTTGCCTACAACTTGGCGATGGAGATCGCACCCGAGTTTGGCGTGGAGCCAAGCCCACAGGTGCAGCGCATCGCCATGACTAGCAAGCGCAACCTGAAGCGCATCAACAACCCATACGATGTGATGAGCCTGCCCTACGCCGTGGTGGCAAATCGTCAGCGATTCAACATCTACGCAGGTAACTTCTGATGAAGACACCCATCCTCGGCTCATCTTACGTGGCCCGCAGTGTCAACGCTGCGGATGCCCGCATGGTCAACCTGTTCCCCGAGATCGTGCCCGAGGCTGGCAAGGAGCCTGCGTTTTTGAACCGCGCTCCCGGCCTCAAGCTGGAGTTTACGGTTGGCACCGGCCCCGTTCGTGGACTGTGGGTGCTGGCTGGCAATCTGTACGTGGTCAGCGGCAGTCAACTGTACAAGGTCACATCAAACTACGTGGTGACCCTGATAGGTACTGTGTCGGGCAACAGCGGGCCGGTCAGCATGTCCGACAACGGCACCCAGTTGTTTATTGCCTGCAACGGCCCCTCGTTTATCTACAACTCGCTGACCAACGTGTTCCAGCAGATCACCGACCCAGATTTCCCCGGTGCTGTCACCGTGGGTTACTTGGACGGCTACTTCGTGTTCAACGAGCCAAACAGCCAGAAAATCTGGGTCACCGCGCTGCTTGAGGGCACCCTTGTTGACCCACTCGACTTTGCCAGCGCCGAAGGCTCTCCTGACGGCGTGGTCGGCATCATCGTGGACCACGGGCAACTGTGGGTCTACGGTACCAACTCCATCGAGGTTTGGTACAACAGCGGCAACGCTGACTTCCCTTTTTCTCGCATTCAAGGCGCATTCAACGAGTTGGGTTGCGCTGCGGCCTATTCGATTGCCAAGATGGACAACGGCTTGTTCTGGCTGGGTAAAGACGCTCGTGGTCAGGGCATGGTCTACCGGGCCAACGGCTACTCGGGTCAACGCATTTCGACCCACGCAGTCGAGTGGCACATCCAGCAATACGGCAACCTGTCGGACGCCATCGGCTACACCTACCAGCAAGACGGCCACAGCTTCTACGTGCTGATTTTCCCCAGCGCAGACACGACTTGGGTCTACGATGTGGCAACGCAGGCGTGGCATGAACGTGCTGGGTTTGCCAACGGCGACTTCACACGCCACCGCAGTAACTGCCAGGCGTTTTTCGGCAGCAATGTGTTGGTGGGCGATTACCAGAACGGCAACGTCTACTCGTTTGATCTGGACGACTTCTCGGACAACGGCAGCATTCAGAAGTGGCTGCGTTCGTGGAGAGCACTGCCCACCGGCCAGAACAACCTGAAGCGCACCGCGCATCACAGCCTCCAGCTTGACTGCGAGACAGGTGTCGGTCTGAACCTCGGGCAAGGCAGCGACCCCGAGGTCATGCTGCGCTGGTCAGACGATGGCGGGCACACATGGTCCAACGAGCACTGGGTCAGCATCGGCAAGATCGGCGAATACTATCGCCGTGCCATCTGGCGCAGGCTGGGCATGACGCTCAAGCTGCGTGATCGCGTTTACGAGGTGTCGGGCACCGACCCTGTGAAGATCGCCATCATGGGCGCTGAACTGATGGTGAGTCCGACGAATGCCTAACCCCAGCATTGTCCCAATCACGCAGCCACGGGTTCCTTTCCTGAACCCGGAGACAGGGTTCGTCTCGATGCCGTGGTATCTGTTCCTGCTGTCGCTCAGTCAACTGACTGGTGGCAGCGAGGTGTCGCTGGGCGACTTGCAAAAAGGCCCACCAAGCCTGACTGTTGACGAGATCAACGCCATCATCGACAAGGCGGCTGGTGACATCAACCCTTCGCAGGACGGGTTGCTGGCGCAGATTGCCGAGTTGCAAAAGCAGATCAATGACCTGACGCAGCAGCCGGTGGGATTGCTGGACCAAGTTGCCGAGTTGCAAAAGCAGGTCGATTCGATTGCGATGCAGCCGGTCCACACGCCGCAGGTTCCGCAGTTGATTTATGGGTCGTTTTACAGCACTGCCAATCAGCCGGACGGGTCAACAACCACGGCGTATCCTGTTCTGTACGACACCACACAGTTCAGCAAGAACGTCACGCTGGTGGACCGCACAGCCGTGTTCACGGCGTCGATTGCCACGACCACTATGACCGTGACGGCCATCACGTCTGGGCCAATTTACCCCGGCATGACGATCACGGGCACTGGTGTTACGGTAGGCACCCGCATCGTGTCGCAGCTTACCGGCACAGACGGCAGCACGGGTACGTATCAGGTCAGCATATCGCAAACAGTGGCGTCCACCACGATCACCGGCACATGCAAGTCCAAAATCAAGTGCGAGGTTGCTGGCACCTACAACGTCCAGTTCAGCATTCAGATGGTCAACACTGACTCCAACATTCACGACATTGATGTCTGGATGCGCAAGAACGGGACCGATGTTGCCGACAGCAACAGTCAGTTCTCGGTGCCGAACAAGCACGGTTCAATAGACGGCCATGTGATCGGCGCGTTGAACTTGTTTGTTGATTTGGCCGCAGACGAGTATGTTGAGTTGATGTGGTCAACCACTGACGCCACAACTACAATTCAGTACATCGCTGCGCAAACTGGCCCTGTGCGACCTGCAACACCGTCTGTAATCTTAACCGTGTCGCTGGTTTCTGTGCCGACAATTCAAGGAGTATCCGCATGACAGTCATCGTCAAAAACATCGTCCCACCTAAAACGGTCGAGGCGACACAGACCACCCAGTACACGGCCACCAACGTGACCACGATCATCGACAAGTTCACGGCGACCAATTACAGCGCCACGGCTGCAACAATCTCGGTCAACTTGGTCACTTTGGCTGGGTCTGCTGGCGACAGCAACCTGATCACCAAGACCAAGACGCTTCAGCCGTCCGAGGTCTACACGTTCCCTGAACTGGTGGGGCAGGTTTTGAACTCCGGCAGCTTCATCAGTACAATCGCAGGAACCGCCAGCGCCATCAACATGCGCGTCAGTGGTCGTGAGGTGACTCAGTGAACATGACAGTGACTTACGGCAAGGGGTTTGAATCTCCTGCACCCGTGCAGCCGGATTATTTTGCAGTAGGTGGAAACACCTCGCAAGATCAAGTTTCGGCGCTGCATGAGGTAATGCTGCAAATGCCACAAGCGCCGGGTATGCACACGGATCATTGGTTTGCAGGCGGCATGTATTGCCGTAGAATCTTTATACCGCAAGGCACTGTTGTTGTAAGCAAAGTGCACAAAACAGAACATTTCTTTATTGGCTGTGTTGGAGAACTGCGTGTTGCAGGACAAGGCGAAAACTACATCATTCGACCGGGTGATATTGTTCCGTCCCCTGCTGGCACTAAACGGGTTGTTCACGCGCTGACGGATGTAATTGTGCTGACGGTCCACAAAACCGAACGCGCTGTTGCAGATGATGAGCTTGAAAAAGAAATGGTTGAGATTGACGAGTTGTCAAAATATGATGTGCACAATCAGCCAAAACCCGGCGTACTAACCAGTTCGCCCGTTACTACTAAATTGGAGAATTGATATGGCATGGGTAGCAACCGCAATTGGAGGCAGTGCCTTATTAGGCGCTTACTCAGCCAACAAAGCAGCCAAAACGCAAGCAAATGCTGCTAATCAGGCAGCTGATCTTCAGCAGCAGCAATTTGAGCGACAGGTTGAGTTGCAAGAGCCGTGGCGTCAAGCGGGTATTACAGCCCTAAACAAGCTGACCCCGCTGGCGACCGAGTACACGCCTTTCGGTATGTCTCAGTTTAAAGCTGATCCCGGTTACGCTTTTCGCATGTCCGAGGGTATGAAGGGTCTCGAGCGATCCGCTGCTGCTCGTGGCGGTCTGCTGTCAGGCAGTACGCTCAAAGGCATTCAGCGGTACGGTCAAGACTTAGCCTCGCAGGAATACACCAACGCTTTTAACCGTTACCAGACTGAACGTAACGCCCGTTTGAACCCGTTGCAGTCGCTGGCTGGTATCGGTCAGACGGCAACAAATCAGTTGGGCGCTGCGGGTCAAAACTATGCGACCAACGCAGGTAACGCACTCGGTGCCGCTGGTCAAGCCACGGCATCTGGTTACATGGGTATGGCAAACGCTGCTGCCGGTGGTTTGGGTCAGTACTTGAACTACGGCCAGCAACAGCAGCAAAACTCGTTGTTGCAGCAGGTGTTGAGTCGAAATGCGGGTTACACACGCCCTTCGTTTGGTGGCGGTAGCTATTCGTTTGGTGAAGGGGAATATTAAACATGGCACTCGTCAACCCCAACATCGCAATGTCGTTTCGCCAACCTGATATTCAGGTGCCGAACGCACTGGCTCAATACGCCCAGCTTCAGCAGATTCAAGGCGGTCAGCAAGCGCAGGAACTGAACAAGCTGCAAATCCAAGAGTATCAGCGGGCGCGTGAAGAAGAAGAAGGCACCCGTAATTTCTTGCGTGGTCGAAAACTAACCGACCCTGACACACTGTCTGGGCTATCACAATTTGGTAAAACGGGTTTGGCAATTGCAAAGCAACTGCAAGAACAAAATACTGCCGCGCTTACCGCTAAAAACACTCAATCTCAAATAGACGAGCGTAATTTTGGGCTGCAAGACAAAAAGTTGAAATTTGCATGGAACGCTGTTGGTTCTTCGCCAACACCAGAGGCCGCAATTGCTGAATTGACCAAAGGCGTCAAGGACGGCATTTTTGACATGCGCTCGGCCACAGACGAAATTCAGCGAGTTCGTAGTTTGACCCCTGATGAGTACCGTCAGTACCGTGTTGAGAAGGTTCTGAGCATTTTGGATGCCAAGGACAAGCTGGGATTCATGCTGCCAAAGACTGTACGCCAAGACGCCGGTGGCAAGATTCTTACAATTCAAGACAACCCAATGAGGCCCGGCTACGGTCAGCCAATTGCTGGCATGGACATCTCCAAGACAGCAACCATTGGTGAACGCACCGCACAAGGCCAACTTGCCTTGGCACAACAGAAGTTTGACTTTGAAAAAGCCAACCCCGGCTACGAGTTGAAAGAAGCCGAAGACGGTACGTTCTACGGCGTCAACAAGCGCACACTGCAAGCGGTGCCAGTGACGGTTGGTGGCGCTGCGCCTGCTGCTCCAGCCGCACCGGGAGCAGGTATGCCTGGCCCACGAGTGCCAGCACCAGCGGCTGCGCCAGCGCAAGTTATTCCCGGTATGAGAAGCGTGCTGGATCAGGCAGCACCAACACCCGCTGCTGCGCCTGCGGCTGGTCCAGCACAATTGCGTGGCAAAAGCACTGCGCTGACAGAAAGCCAAGGCAACGCCACGGCTTACGGCATGAGGATGAGAGAGGCCAACGCCATTTTGGAGCCATTGGAAAAAGCAGGTAAAACTGACACTGGCGTCATCAAAGGTGTTGTTGGTGGAACCTTGGGACTTGTGCCATTTATTGGTGACAAACTGGAAGATGCGTCCGGCTCCATCTTTAATGCGTTGCCTCGAGTTCTGGGTGGTCTTAGTCCAGAGCAGCAGCAAGTCATGCAGGCAAGGATTAACTTCATCACAGCCATCTTGCGAAAAGAATCGGGCGCTGCAATTGGTGCAAATGAATTTGCGACTGCGGAAAAGAATTACTTTCCCAAGCCTGGTGATGACGCTGCCGCCATTGCGCAAAAGCAACAAGCCCGCAGAACGGCTATTCGTGCGATGGAGATCCAAGCTGGGCCAGGTGCTAGGCAAATGGGTGGCTCTGGCGTTATACCCGGCGCAAGTGCAACCAATCCATTGGGCTTACCAGGACTTTAATCATGGCAACACTTGCAGAGTTCCGCGCACAGTATCCGCAGTACGATGCCGTGCCAGATGTAAAACTGGCCGACTCGTTGCACCAGAAGTTTTACAGCCAAATCCCCAAGATGGACTTTTACAAGACCATCGGGCTGGGTACTGCTGCACTGATTCCTGGCGCTGAAAACGTCATCACTTTGCCTGAGAAACCCAAAGAAGTCTCAATGCGTGACCGCATTACCGGCATCATAGAAACACCGCTGGCGCTGGGTGCAACTTTGGGCGGTGGCTTGATTGCCCCAATTTCCGGCGGCATTTCACTTCTTGCCAGCGGTCAAGGCATCAACACGCCAGAAGGCCGCAAGGCTTTGGAAGCCGGCATGAAGGCCGTGCAATACCAGCCCCGCACACAAACGGCCCAGCAAGCATTGGGTGCCGTGAGTGAGTTTCTGCAACCCCTGACTGCGGCATTGCCTCCAACCCTTGGCAGTGTTGGCACAACGGTAAACGCTTTGGCCGGCCCTGCTATGCAGCAGACCGGCGCGGCTACTCGTCAAATGGCTGGGCAAGTCATGCCACCAGTGCAGAACGCTTTGGCGCGAGTGTTGCCAACGCCACAACAGCCTCAAATGCAAGGCATGGGCGCTGCTTCAACGGCTGATCAGCTTATGCGCGAAGAACGATTGGCACAATTTGGTATCCCGGCTACTACTGGGCAACGCACCAAGAATTTGGCGCAACAACAATTTGAGTCTGAAGTTCAACGAGGTGTCATTACTGGCATTTCTGATGAAGCCAAAACCAAACTGTCTGAGCAAATGCGTGGCTTTGAAGCCAACCAAAAACAAGCAATTGTCAACAACTTTGAGCGCATGACCAACGAGGTCGGCGCTGAAGTTGCCGATCCAACACAAGTGCGTCAGGTTGGCAAAATTGTTGACAAGGCTTTGAACGACGAGTACACCAGAAAGTACAACACGTACAAAGAACTGTACAGCAGGGCAGACAACGCTGGCGAGACATTGCAGCCGGTGCCTTATCAAAACTTGCTGGACTTCATCAACAGCAAGACGCCAACACAGCGCCAAAAGCTGGATCCCATCTTGGATTCTGTGGCCGAATCTTTGGCTATGAATGACCCCGGCCAAACCGGCACCATCACTGTGCGGGCATTGGAAGACATCTACCAGCAAATTGGCAAGGTTCAGAACTCAGCCAGCGCAAGAGATCTGAAGCAAATCATCACTCAAATTGGTGAAGGTGCTGGCGGTGAGTTGTATCAGGCTGCCCGTGTAGCACGCAAACAACTGGCAAAAGAATTTGAAGACGTAAGCCGTGTGGACAAGTTGCTCACCACCAAAGCCGGTTACGCAGATCGTCGCGTGGCTCTTGATGATGTGTTTAAGCATGTGGTGTTGGATGGATCGCTGGAAGAAATGCGAACTGTGACCACGTTGCTTAAAAAGTCTGGCCCAGAAGGTCGTCAGGCTTACGCTGAACTTCAGGGCCAGACAATTCAACACATGAAGGAAATGCTCACCAAGGGTGACCAGATGTCCTTCCGAAACCTGAACACGCTGATCAAGCAGTTGGACAGCGAAGACAAGTTGGTTTACATGTACGGCAAAGCTGGCCGTGATCAGATCATGGATCTGCGAGACGCAATTCAGGATGTCGTGGTCAAACAGCCTGGCGCTGTCAACTACAGCAACACCTCGGGCGCTGTCTTGCGTGGCCTAGAGGCTTTGCAAACATTGCGCTTCCCTGGTGCCGGCGCAGCAGCAGAAGCTGCCCGTACTCGTCAAGTTGGCAAGCAGGTCAAGAAAGCACTGGAACAGCCCAACCAACTGGCCCCGCAACAGCGAAACCAAAACGCCTTGTCTCGTTAAAATATAGGCACCTTGAATCATGGAAGCAGTAGTCATGGCCGAGATCGACCCAGTGAAATACGGAGTCTTGTGGGAGCGCGTTCAGAATTACGAGCGCCGCTTCGATGAGATGAGCAGCAAAATGGACAAGCTGGAGGCCAACGTCGAGAAGCTGGTGGCTATGGCGAACCAAGGTCGGGGTGGCTTTTGGGCCGGGATGGCCTTCGTGTCATTCATCTCCAGCGCCGTGGGGTTTGCCGCCAGTTGGATCAAAGGGCACTGAGATGCAGATCGTATTTGAATCGCATCCGTTTGCAATCTGCATCCGCACATCCAAAACATACTCGATTGCGGATAAGAGGTTCCTATCACCCGCAGTCAATATGCGGATTGGTCGATTGTTTACATGGTCAACCGGGCGCGGACTGCGCAAGTTTGGGGTAGATTGAAATGAACTGGGCCGATTACCCGAACTTCAGCAAGGCAGAATTCGACTGCAAGCACACGGGTAAGAACGAGATGCAGCCCGAGTTCATGAAGCTGCTGCAAAAGCTGCGTTCGATGTACGGCAAGCCCATGACCATCACCAGCGGGTACCGGCACTGGACGCACCCGGTAGAAGCCAAGAAGGGTCACACGACTGGTGAGCACACTCGGGGCACCTGCGCTGACATCGCCTGCACATCGGGTTCTGACCGCTACCAGATCATCCGGCTGGCCTTGCAGCTTGGCTTTCCCCGCATCGGTATCGCCAAGACGTTCATCCACCTTGGCATCGGTGGCGCTGGCCTGCCATCACCAACCATTTGGGATTACTCATGATCTGGCAAGCACTTATCCCCGTGATCGGCGGCGTACTGGAAAAAGTGCTGCCCGACCAACAAGCGGCGTCTGACGCCAAGATCAAGCTACTCGACTTGGCCCAGAGGGGCGAGTTGGCCGTGCTGGATGCGGAAACCAAGCTGGCACTGGGTCAACTTGAAGTCAACAAGGTCGAGGCTGGAACCGACATGTACCGTGGCGGCTGGCGTCCAGCGACCGGCTGGGCCTGCGTTTTCGGTCTGGTGTATCAGTTCCTCATCCAGCCGCTGTTACCGTGGCTGGTGGCCGTATTTGGTGGCTCCGTGCCCCCTTTACCACCCATCGACAACGAAACCCTCATGGTCCTGCTGACGGGCATGTTGGGTTTGGGTGGCCTGCGCACGTTTGAGCGCATCAAGGGTAAGGCTTAACGCAAGACCAAGTAAGCCAGCATCGGCCACACGGTCAGGCCAATCACGGCCATCAGCAGCCAGTACGCCAGCCGCTTGAGTTGCTCACGCCAGATGCTCGGCGGCAGTGGGTCAGCAGCGGGCATCTTGCACCCCACCTTGGCGACTTTTAGTGGATTCATATTTCACCTATTAGCTTACGAATGTCGGCAACCGGCCATTGCAACTTACGCGCACCCTCTGCGCGGTTTGGTTGAATGGGTCCTGAGCCTTCACAAGCCCAGCGCAAAAGAGTCTGCCTTGAATAGTTGAGGTAATGCGCGGCTGTGGCCGTGTCTACGGTGCTGCGCGTTTCCATGTCTAAAGCGCTAAATGTTGCCACATATGTTTTGGGTTCCGGTTCTCGTAGCCGTTGCAATGGTTCGTCATCTCGAATTCTTTCTTCGGTTGAAAATCGGTGCAGGTTTGCACATTCGTAGCGGCGCGTCACCACGCCGTCTGTCTTGCGTGTCCGGGTCTCTTTGACCGAGGTCCACGCTTCGCATACTGGGCACTTCATAACTCGTGCTTGTTCAGCGATGGTTTGACCATTGGGTGCGCCCGGCTGTGGATGCTGAACTGCTTGTAGGCGATCAGGTTTTCCTCTTTGGTCAGCGCAGCGTCAACGGCCTGGCCCTTGGGCCTGAACGCAGGGTCTTTGGCAAAGATGCTCGGGCGAGGGTTTTTCTTCCAATGAAACGGTGAGTATGGGTGGCAGTTGCACTTCATAAAGTTCTTCTTAGTTCTCTGATTTTGTCGCGTGTCATCGCCATGTTGAACACACTGTTCATGCGGTGCATACGGTTTTTACTTTGCTCATGCCTGCGCCTGTTGGCGGCTATGTCTGGTTTGGGCCTTGGCTTGTCAGGCTGGTCACCGATCATGAACACAGCGCGTGGGTAGCGCCTTGCGTCATCATGGCCGTAGGTCCAGTCGGCCACGTAGATGCGCTTGACGCCAGCCTTGGTGCGCTTGTTCATCTTGCTCAAAGCTGCATGGGCGTCATACCTGCCGATGTCTGCGTAGTCTGCAAACTCTTGCGCAGTGATCTTGCCGAACTCATGCAGCGCCTCCCATGCTCTGGCTATCAGTGTGCCGCTGTTCAATGGGGTCACTTCACGATCCTCATGAACGCACCGCACCGAGCGCACTTGTAGATGGGTTGACCTTCGACGGGTTCCCAGCGGTGTTGGCACTCGCTCATGTGTTGCTCCTTGCTCGGATGGCGGCAACGATGTTTCTCACGGTGGCATCTGCGTCTCCGAGTTGGTCGTAGTAGCCACGACCAAGAACAACATGGTCCGAGTCTTCAGCCACCTTTGCACACGCCTCACGCTCGTCAGCGCGGACAAGAGCGGCAAAGCGGCCAAGGTCATCTTGGTTGACAATAAAAACGCCAGCTACTTCTGTCTCAGGAAGTCCCTGATCCCGCGCCATTTCAATTACGGTCTTCATGTGTTCTTCTCCTTTAATTTGGCTTTCGGCTCATGCGTGCAGGCTTCTTCATAATCCAACACATCCTGAATGCGGTAACGGATTAGACCGCCCAGCTTGAGGTATCGACAGCCCTGCTTAAGTGATCTGTCGCGCTCCAGTGTGGCCTCGCTGATCTTCCAGCGGAACGCAAGCTCTTCCTGCGTCATCAGTTGCTCTGGCGTTGTCATTGCGGCTCCTTGTGAACAATCACAGACGCGCCTGTCTCTGGGTTTGTGTAGCTGATTTCTGGTTCACACCAACAAGGAGAGCCGTCTGTTACGTGCTGCCGATACCAGCCATTCTTCTCCTTGAGTTTGGCTTCGATGGCTCGGGCGAACTCATCGAAACCCCCCCCCTCTTGCGTGTCATCAAAAGCAATGTCGATGTCCTCATCCGTCAGCCCAACCCATGTGCGCTGTGCTGGCTGCTCTGCCAGTGCTTCTCGCAGGGTGGTGATGGCTTTTTTCCAACGGTCAGTAATAGGGCAATCTTCGTCCCACTCATGCCTGTCTTTCTTTGCATGGTGCGATCCATTCCCGCACACAAACTCTAGGTTTACCAATTCCAACGCCTCCAGCGCCAGCTTCATTGCTTCTTTGCTCATGTGTCTACCTCAGTCGCTTTGTGCAGGTAGGCCGTCAGGCGCTTGATCTGGGCCTCGCGGTACTTGCACATGCTGTCGGCGTATTCACGCGCTGACTGGGTTTCCAGCAGTGCCCGCTTGGCTTCCTCAAGTTCACGCAGCGCCAGTGCTTCGGCGCTCGGTGTCGTGTAGGCGTTCTTCACCCAGTTGATGGTTTCACGGATCATTCGGTGGCTCCTTTGGTCTTGCGGGATTCAAGTTCGATCAGCAACTCGATATAGTGCTTGGCCTTCTCCAGATCGGCGATGCCGTTTTTCTTGCGCCAGCGGCTGATGTACTTAACCACGTTGCCCTCAAAATACCCCAGCGCATTGGCGTGGATGTACTCAACTGGTTGGATCGGCAGATCCTTGTAATGATTGCCGGCCACCTGTTTGCTCAGTGCGTCAAACGCTTCGGTTTCTTCCATCGTGATTGGTAGGTCAATCATGTTTGCTCCTTTGGTTGGTTGACTTGTGTGTAGTCTAGCATATTGCTAGAACGGGATGTTGTCCCATGCCCAATGCTCACAGTCCACGGTGCCGTGCAGCCATTCATCTGGTGGCCTGGCATTGAACTTCTGGCACACGTTGCCAGACTGCAAGTGTTCACAGCGTAGGCAGTTGACTTGGATAGACTCAATGTCCTTGAGTTGCTTCTTCAAGTGCGTCTTGATGGCGTTCAGTTCGACCAAATTCATATTCTTTTACCTCGGTGTATTTGCCGTTCTTGCGGGTTGCAATGCGGGTGGGTTCACGCAATAAATTTGCCCAATGAATTGCTTCTTGCGTAGTGAATGGAATGGTTGTGTATTCTCTGCGCCTCCACCAATTTTCAGCTTTCTGTCTGGCGTAACCAGTGTGCTCAAAGCACACCCATTCGCTGGCAATGCACAGCAGGCCATCGTAGTAATCCACTCTCATGCTGTTGGGCTTGCCAGGCTTGCTGTGCATCTTGTAGTCAATCCTTGTGACATCGTGCCAAGTGTTCACGGCCTGCATCTGGGCTGACAGCAGTGCGGCATACGACAGCTTGGCGTCGATTGGCTTGGCGACTTCTGGCTCCTTGATCGTGGCACCACAAGCAGTGCAGATCAGTGCTGCCGGCGCGTTGCGCTCACCGCACTCAGGGCAGATGCAGAACGGCGCAGACTGGTCACCAGCGCGTTTGGTTTTGCTCTTGCCCTTGATGATGTCCACCGGCCCAAGGCGCTCAACGGTGTCGGTGAAGTCCAGCACCAAGCAGTCATCCTTGCCGTCTGCAATGCGTGTGCCTCGGCCCATGCCCTGCACATACAGCACTGGCGACTTGGTTGGCCGGCACCAGATGATGCAGTCAACGTCAGGCACATCAAAGCCAGTGGACAGCGCCAGCACAGTCACCAGGCAACGGATCTCGCCCTGCTTGAAGTCGCGGATCAGGTCTTCACGTTCTTGCGCTGGTGTCTCGCCACACACCACGGCGCTGACAACGCCTCGCTCGTTCAACTTGTCCACCAGACTGTCAGCGTTGGCAACGCTGGGCGTGAAGGCAATCCATTTGCGGCGATGCTGGGCAAACACCACCGCCTCTTGGGCCACTTGCAGAAGGTAGCTGTCCACCAGATCGGACAACTCGCCGACCTTGTAGTCACCGTTGGAGATGCCCACGTTGCTGGCGTCAATCTTGGTCACCATCTGCACCTCTGGAGGCACCAGTGGTGACAAGAACTTCTGGTCCAGCAACTCACGCATGGTGACGTTGGACGCAATGCCAGTGAACAGCGGATCTTCGCCATCGGTCAACCAAACCTGGTTGCCACGGAAAGGCGTGGCGGTCATGCCTACCGTGCGGAACTGGCAGATTTCGGCCAGCTTGGACAAGAACGTGCGGTACATGCCGGCGTCAGACGCCTTGGTGCTCACGAGGTGGGCCTCGTCAATGATGACCACCTTGATGTCACCCAGCAGGTGCGCTGACTTGTGGATGCTACCAATGGTCGCCACGATTACATCGGCGTTGTGCTGCTTCTTGCCAAGGCTGGCGCTCACAAAGCCCACATGGATGTTGTCGGGCAACAGCGACTGCAACTTGGCAGCGTTCTGCTCGGCCAACTCCTTGCTGGGCACCAGCACCACAGTGCGTGGCCGGTACTCAGGCCACTGGTCCCACATCTGGCGCACAATCTCGGCGCAGATCACCGACTTCCCCGAGCCAGTGGGTAGCACCAGCAAGGGGATGTCGTCATTGCTCTGGTGCTGTGTCCACCAAGCAAACAGATCGGCGACCGAGCGCGACTGGTAGTCACGCAGGATCATTTTGGCGCTCCTTGAGCATGGCATCGGCATAACGGTAAGCCCAGGCCACAAGTGTCCTTGGCTCGGTTGCGCCTGCTGACAGCTTTCCCTGCAACGCAGCGGCTGCAAAGTAATCACGCAAGGTGATGTCTTGGATCGGTGGGGGCGTGTTCATACAAATCTCCCGTTGTGTTGTTTGCGAAGTTCAAGCGCCTGCTGGTCAATCAACATGATCTTGTCCTTGCAAGCGTGGATCTCAGCACTGCTGATGTGGTCCATGTTTGTCTCTGGTGTGCCATTGACAAACTGCTTGCCGTCCATCTCGTACACCACACCACCATCGGCCATGTCCACCGGCGTGGCAAACTTGGACAGCAAGATTGGGATGTATCTGTGCTGGCCGCAGCCGGTGCGTTGGGTTGACACTGGGATGTCGTTTTGATGCGCAGTGCAGGACCAGCGTGCATCACCGTCCATCTCTGGCGTGGCGTGGGCGCATGACCGGCAAGTCATGGCCGGCACATCGGTGCCGTGGCAGATGCTGTGGTAGTCGCAGAACTTGCACTCGTACCAAGACGGGTCTTGACTGATGCCCACCGGCGGCTCGGTCGAGGTGATCACCGCCAAGGCTTTGTCAATGATGGCCTGCGCCTCGTCCTTGTCGTACTCAAGGCGCTCGGTGTAGATGTCGTCGTTGTCCTTGTTGACCACAATGTAGATGGCGCGGGTGCAGCCGTTTTCACCGTAGGTGTCAATGCTCCACTTCATGTACATCAGCATCTGCGCGTAGTGTTCGGGCTTGGCCTTCTTGACTCCAGACTTTTGCATGTCTGCAAACATCTTGGCAGATGCGGTCTTGATCTCCAGCACATGCGGCGACTTCGGTGCCTGCGGCAGGCCGGTCACGATGCCATCAGCGTTGCCCTTGAAGTGATTGCCACTGCTCGGCTCCACAAATGTCCACTGCTTGCCCGTTGACGGGTCGATGTCGTACACCGTGCAGCCAATGGCACGCAGGTCGTTGTAGATGCGTGGCTCTTGCAAGTGTCCAGACTGAAACACCCGGTACAAGCGGCCAGAGAATTCGGCGGGCTTGGACCACCGAAAGCTGTACCAGTGCTGGCGCAAGCAAGGCTTGCCAATCGCACTGGCACCAAGGTAAGGGCGCTGTGGATCTGCGCCAAACTTTGCCTTGTAATGGGCAAAGATGGCGTAGGCCACAGGGTCCACAACAGATTGTGGGACTGCGGCCATGTCTTACTTCTTAGCCCATGCTGGAGCACTGGACTTGGCAGCTTGCGCTTCCTCGGCCTGCGCCACAAAGGCTGGCGCTGGTGGGCGAACACCGCCGGCAGACTCATAGCCCTTGATGTTGTTGCTGGCCTGGTACTGGCCCTGCGCCTCACGCACCACCACCTTAATGGTGACGGGTTTGAGGTGCAGTGCGGCAGTGTCTTGCAGCTTGATCACGTTCACGGCGTGGCACAGCGCAGACAGTTGCGACTGGGCAATGCGCTGGGTGTCTTCGTTCTCGTGCTGGATGTTCAGGTTCTCCCACACACGGCGACCCTTGTGGGGGCCGTCGATGATCTCAAAGGTCAGCTTGAGGCCAGTGCCCTTGCCGGACTTCAGCGGCTGAACATCAGACTCGGTGATGTGTGCGAGGTAGGTGCCAGCAGGCACAGGGCCGTTGGATGCTTGGGGTGCGACTTGCGAAGCGTCAAAGTTAAAGTGAGCCATTGTTTTCTTTCAAAGTTAAGTTACGAACTGGGGATCAAGACTGCGCTTGGGTAAGTGCAGCTTGGAATGCCGTCCAGTCAAGCGGCATATTGGACAGGCCAAAGCGGTTGCCACCGCAATGAGCCGGGTGAGGTTCAACGTGCAAGATGCGCTCACCCGTGGTGGTGGCCTTGGTTTCTTTGTTGCCAAAGCCAGCGTCTGTCTTGCTGGTAAAGATGCGGTAGCCTGCGTAGCCAATTACATCGGCCCATTCTTGGACCAAAGCACCAGCGCGGTCGTGCAGCTTGAGCACATGGCTGTCAAAGCCTTCGGTCAGCGGATCTTCAATGCGCTTGATCTTGTCGTGTGCAATCAAGATGATGCCCATGCCCTTGTCAGCGCGGAGCACTTCAAGGCCAGACAACAGGTTGCGCCACTCTTCGGCAGCGGCCACGTAGCCCTTGCCAAAACCTGGTTGCTCAATGTTCTTCCAGTTGTTGGCCTTGCACACATGGTCTTGCACCAGTGGCTCAAGCCAATCGAGCGAGTCAATGAACAAGGTCTGAAAGTCATGGTCCTGATTGATCAGGGTTGCCACGGCAGAGTAAACATCGGCCAGACTGGTTGCCAGCGGAAATGCGTTGGCGTCCACGGCATCGGCACCGTCTTCGGTCAAGATGCCAATGGCCTTGGGGGCCATCGCGGCGAAGGTGGTCTTGCCGATCTTGCCTTGACCAACAACAACAATTTTGGGGGCACGCACTCGGCGTGTCTTGGAGATGGATTTCAAATCAAACATATCAGTCTTTCAGTTCAATGGTGGGTTTTGCAGGTTTGCTCGTGATGTACTCGGCAGCTTGTGCGTAAGCAGCAGAGTCCAGATCCTTCAGGGCACGCAGGTGAGTCAGGTCCACCTCGGCCTTCCAGCGGAATGCGCTCTGAGCGTTCTTGCCCAGCGTGTCCCAGTTGGCTTGCACTTTGGCCGTGTCAACCGTGCGGTTGATCTTCCAAGTAATCTTGACTTCTTCGTCAGTGTGTGTGCCTTCACCGCCATCAGGCTTGGTGAACTGCTTTTCAATCAGTTCTTCAAGACGCAGGCGCTCGGCCTTGGCGGCAGCTTCAGCCAGCTTGGCTTGGCGAAGGTCGGCGGTCAGTTCAGCAATCATCAAAGTTCTCCTGTATTTGTGCCAATGCGGCTTCTTCAATTTCCTCAATCACGCTGTCGCACAACAGATGCGCAATGTTCTGGCCCAAGTGGTAGGCGCTTTCGAGGGTGATACTTTCGATGTGGGGAGGCTCAACAGATGAGCCACGTTCTTCTGCCTCGTACTCCAAGTGGCAGACCAGATCGACATCGCCTGCGGTGTACTCGTAAACCATGACACCACGGGGGGCGTGCGGTGCTCTGGTTTGTGCTTCAAAGCACAGGTCAGCGAAGCGGGCCAGTTCGTTGACAGTGAACACGGCCACGGCCAACTCGTCTTTGGCGGCTTGCTGGGCCAGACGGATGATGGTGCTGTCGTCCATCATGATGACCACCATGCAACCAAGAGGGCTGCGAGACCAACGCCAATGGCAAGAGCGGTGAGGTAGTCGAGGAGAGTTTCGATGTGCTGTTTCATGGTTTGCTTTCAATGGTAGGGGGCCGTGGCCCCGGTTGGTGATTAGGCTGTAGCTTTCTCAGCAAATGCACGCTGCGCTTCTGTGCCTTGAGAAATAAACTCATCAGAGCCGTAAGCTGGATCAACTTCGCCCCAATATGTCCAATCCACATCTTTACCAGCGGCAAATGCTGCGTTAACACGAGCAGCCAAACGCTCGGCCTTAGCGGATGCTTCTTTGCGCAAATCAGGAAAGCAAGCATCGCCAGTTTCTTCGCAAATAACTTGCTCAGTGCCGTTAAAAGTTGCAACGTGACGAAAGCGGCGACCAGCTGCGTTCTCAATCACCACGTAATACTGATCAGCAATAAATGGATGACCATCGCAACCGTAACCTGCGTTGAAAAGATCAGATGCTACGTAAGCTGTGTAAACTGTGTTTGTCATTTCGTTTCCTTTGGCCTTTCGGCGTGATGGTCAGTGAACTATTTCCCTGCCATGTGATGAATTCTAGCGTATTGCTAGATCTTGTCAAGCCCCCTGCTAGAAAATAAATCGTAGGTGGTTTCCCTAATGCGGTGTTGTTCAAGCAATCTGCTAGACTCGTCAGCCTATGAACACACAAATCACACCAGACGAGCGCCGACAACTGGCAGAAAAAGTTGGCATCAATGAGCAGTACCTGTACCAGTGCCTGACTGGGCGCAGGGAAATGTCGGCCTCTGAGGCTGTGCGGGTAGAGCAGGAAACGGGTGGGCGGGTGACTCGCAAGATGGTTTGCCAGGACACATGGCAGGGCATTTGGCCTGAGTTGGTGGAGCAAGCGTGAGATTCGGTTCTGTCTGCTCCGGCATTGAGGCCGCATCTGTCGCTTGGCATCCACTTGGCTGGAAGGCCGCATGGCTGTCAGAGATTGAGCCATTCCCATCTGCGGTGCTGGCTCACCATTACCCTGATGTCCCAAACTTGGGCGACATGACCACATTGCCAGAGCGCATCCTGTCTGGTGAGGTTGAAGCCCCAGACCTGTTCTGTGGTGGCACTCCATGCCAAGCCTTCTCTGTGGCTGGCTTGCGCAACTCCCTTGATGACGCAAGGGGAAACCTCTCACTCACTTTCGTAGGTATCGCCAATGCAATTGACCATGTTCGATCTGTTCGACGAGATGCTCCGGGAATCATCTTCTGGGAAAACGTCCCCGGAGTCCTTTCCACAAAAGACAACGCCTTCGGCTGCTTTCTTGGAGCACTTGCCGGGGAAGATGAGCCGATCATCCCACCAGGGGAAAAATGGACGAACGCAGGTTGTGTGTATGGTCCCCAAAGAGCAGTCGCGTGGCGAGTCCTTGACGCCCAATATTTCGGAGTGGCCCAACGACGCCGCCGTGTGTTCGTTGTCGCAAGTGCTAGAGCAGACTTCGATCCCACAGCGGTTCTTTTTGAGTTCAACGGCGTGCGCCGGGATACTGCGCCGAGCAGACAAACGGGGCAAGCAATTGCCGCCAGCGCTGGAGCAAGCGCTACAAGCCGTAGCTGGCCAGCCGAAGTGAGCAGCACACTTGACACCACCTTTGGCACCAAGCAAGGGTTGGAAGATCAGCATGTCAATGCTGGGTGTCCGCTATTTGTTCCGGCATCTACAGTGCAAACCCTTCGATGCAGAAGACCCGGTGAAGGCGGCATGTCTGGTGATGATGAACACCTAATCCCAGTTATTTCCCCTGCGCTTAATACTTGCAGTGGGTCGCACCATGCGCCAGACACTAAGGCGTATGTAGTGCAGCCAATCCCTATCAACAGCATGAACGCATTGCGTGGTGCTGATGCTGATCCAACGACTGGGTACGGCATTGGTGAGGCTGGCGAGGCTATGTTTACTCTTACCAAGGGCCACAGCCATGCGGTGGCGCAGCCTGTTGGTTTCACTCGTTGCGACCACGGAGGTGATGCCGTGATTGATGGCACACCAACAATGAGATGTGGTAGCAACTACTCAGCGCATTTGGCGGCATCCATTCCAAACATGGCCGTTCGGCGGTTGACTCCTGTGGAGTGTGAGAGGTTGCAAGGGTTTCCTGATGGGTATACCAACATCCCTTGGCGCAAGAAAGACGAATCACCAGACGGGCCAAGGTATAAGGCGCTGGGCAACTCATGGGCCGTGCCAGTTGTGCGCTGGATCGGCCATAGAATTCAACAAGAGATCAACAAATGACAAACCTGACTTCCATATTCCCCAATGGCTTTGCGGCTGCAACAGAAAGCCAAGACCTGATCAACCCTGAAGCGGCTTTTCGCACTCACTGTGAGGCCAATGGGTTGCTGATCAAAGACCTGATTGCTGATGGCGAGATTCATCGCGTGGCTCATGTGTCGTCCAAGAAAGGCTCGCTAGATGGGTGGTACATCTTGCACACCAGTGGGAAAGTGCCAGTGGGCATCGCTGGGTGCTGGAAAGAGCCTACCTTTGAGAGCAAATGGGTGGCTGACATTGGGCGAACCATGTCTTTCACCGAGAGATTTGAGCATGACAAATGGGTGGCAGAACTCAAGGCCAAGAAAGAAGCAGAGAGATTGGCCAGCCAAGCAGTGGCGGCAGAGCGTGCAGAAGATGAGGTGGGCACCTATGCTGACGCAAGTGACGACCACCCGTACTTGGTGAGGAAACACATCAGCGCACATGGGATCAAGATTGACAGGGCTGGGCGGCTGGTGGTGCCAGTCATTGATCAGGCTGGAGAGATCTTGTCGTACCAGACCATTGACTCGGACGGCAACAAACGGTTCTTGAAGGGCGGCAAGATCGAAGGCGGGTTCTTTGAGTTGCGAGGCAATCGCAAGATCGTGTTTGTGGGTGAGGGGTTTGCCACTTGCGCGTCAATTTATGAGGCAACGGGCTACACGGTCATGGTGGCGTTTGATTGCGGCAACCTTGCCAAGGTAGCCAAAGCGGCCAAAGAGATGTTCCCTGCGGCAAAGATTGTGATCGGTGCAGACAATGACCAGTTCACCGAGGGCAACCCTGGCGTGACCAAGGGCCGTGCGGCTGCGGCGCTGGTGTTTGGCGAGATTGTGTACCCCAGCTTTGGGGATGCGGACATGGTGGACAACAAGCCAACAGACTGGAACGACCTGCACTGCCTGCAAGGACTGGATGCCGTGAAAGAACAAATTGAGCGCGTGGCAGGGCCAGTGCGTGACAAGCTGGCGTTTGAGTTCTCTCGGGCAGACAGTCTGACACTGAGCGAGATTCGGTGGATTGTGGATGACTACATCGAGGCTGACTCTCTGGCGCAGGTGTTCGGCGATCCAGGCGGGGGCAAGTCATTCGTCAGCATCGACTTGGCCTGCTGCGTTGCTACCGGCAAAGACTGGCACGGCCACCAAGTTCAGCAAGGAGCGGTGTTTTACATCGCCGGCGAAGGCCACAACGGCTTGGCAAGAAGGTTTAAGGGCTGGGAACTGGGCAACGGCACCACACTGGACGGCGCACCGTTGTTCAAGAGCCACAGGGCAGCGCAACTGTATGACGCGACAGAGGCTGCGTTGGTGGCTGATGCCATCAAGACTTTGTCAGCCGAATGCGGGCATGTTCCGTCCATGATCGTCATCGACACTCTGGCTCGGAACATGGGCGGCGACGAGAACTCAACCCAAGACATGAACTCGTTCATCCAGCACTTGGATACCTATCTGCGCCAAGACTACAAGTGCTGCGTGCTGGTGGTCCACCACAGCGGAGCAATGGACAAGGATCGGTCAAGGGGTTCGACAGCATTGAAGGGCGCATTGGATGCGGAGTACAAGTGCCAATTGGATTCGGGCACCAAGACCATCCAGTTTGAGAGCAAGAAGATGAAGGACGCTGAAATGCCAGCGGCCAAGAACTTCCAGATCACCCAAGTGGATCTGCCCATCCTCGACAAGCACGGCAACGAAGTCAAAGGGGCATACCTCACGACAGTGGACATCTCGGGGCTGGTGAGCAGCGTCCAAAAGCGCACGATCTTGCCCGGCAACCAGTTGATCGCACTGAACTGCTTGGTAGCCATCGAGGCCAAGAAACAGGCTGATGGGATGGATGGCATGGCCGTATCAGCGAACTACGATGAGTGGCGGGAATCTGCCAAGAATCACGGCCTGAACGCTCGACGGTTTAAGGAGTCGGTGGACGGCTTGACCAAAAAGGATATGGTCAGCCTGCGTCATGAGTTGTACCGAACCGTACCGAAAGCATCAAATTCGGAGCCGGTTTAAGCAATGACTATGCCAGAAACAGCCAGAATTGATGTACCGATGTACCGAAACGGCAATTATTTTGAGGGCGAAATGTACCGTACCGTACCGATGTGTACCGATTTCGGTACGTTCGGTACAGTCAAATCGTACCGAAACCATGTACCGATGTACCGAAACATACCGAAACGTACCGATGCCCGACTTGCCCGTTGTACCGAAACGTACCGAAGGGGTATATATACCCCCTTCGGTTCGGTACACAAAGTCGGGTCGAATCGTCGGTACACGGGTTTTAGGATTTTGAGGAGTCAGGATGATTGAAGTTGAGATGGACATGAAGGTGGTCAGCATGGCGAACATGAGGATGCACTGGGCGGTGAAGGCGAAGCTGGTGAAGAGTCAGCGTACAAGGGCGTTTAACGCACTGGCGAGTGTTGCGGCACCTCCGGTACCACCTTGCACGGTTGTGCTCACCAGAGTGGCTCCTAGGGCCTTGGATGGGGATAATTTGCAGTCGGGGTTTAAGGCAGTGAGGGATGGGGTGGCTGACTGGCTTGGGATTGATGATGGAAGTCATCTGGTTGAGTGGCAGTACAGGCAAAGACCTGGCACCGTGAAGACTTACAAGGTTGAAATCGAGGTGATAGCATGACGGGGCGGGAAAATGCAGTTGCCGCACTTTCGGGGAAAGCACCGCACCGGTGTGAGTACCCTTATTTTTTAGGAGCCTACAAGTGACTCAGAACTTGGCGTCAGAAATGACAGTGACAAAAAAAGGGCCAGGTCGAAAGCCCGTGTTTCCGATTGAACACCCATGCTGGCAGGAAATCTGCAAACAGATCTCAACTGGCAAAAGCCTGACCACCACACTCAAAGCCGAAGGAATGCCAAGCCTTCAATGCGCAATGGTGATGATTCGGAACAATGCAGAGTTCCGAGCCATGTATGACAAGGCGACCGAGAACAGAGCAGATCGTTTGGCTGAAGAGATCATCGAGTTGTCGGACGCTGAAATGCCGGCACACTTGGAAGGACCAATGGCATCTGCTTGGGTTCAACAAAAACGGATGCAGGTGGATGCTCGCAAGTGGGTTGCATCCAAGCTGTACGCCAAACGCTATGGCGACCGCATCGACGTTGCCGTGACCGATACACGCATCAGCGTCATGGATGCACTGAAAGAAGCGAAACAACGTGTCTTAAAGGACGAGAGCAATGTCGTCGATGTTGAGTCAAAGACGGTTGATTCGTGACTTTGGTGAGGGTAATCATGCGGGGTTTGGGCGCTTTCCGCACGAAAAGTTTAGCAATACGCGCCCGCGCCCAACGCAGACGCATCAGGGTTAACCCTGACGCAAACGCAGGTCTACTTCATACAACGTCCATTATGTTAAGTCGATGCCAAGTTATCCACAGATTTACTAGCACTTGCGGGTTACAAACCCAGTTATCCACAGGCTGCTGTGGATAACCTGCACAAAAACCCTGTGGACAACGTGCAACCGGCGTTTTTGGCCGGCGAGGCGGGGGGGGTGGGGGCCGGCGGGGAACGGCCACGGTCACGGTACCCCCTCCGACATTTTTTAATTTTTTGTTTTTTGATTTTTGATTTAACATCGCCCTATGCCTATCTACAGCAACGCCCTCACGCAGCGCCCAGCGAACATGCTGGCGTATCAAGACAGCATGAGCGCGACCCCGCGCAATCAGGTGCTGGGTTATTTGGCTGATCTGGCGGCGGCGTCTTACGCACCGCAGCGCACGCAGCAGATGCAGGGCTTGGCCCAGTTCCTCAGTGCTCCGGCAATCAGCCAGACACTGGACCGCCTTTCCTACGGCGAACCCTTGACGACTGGTGCAGGGATGACGACACGCATCCGGCCAGAGGCAATCGAGGCGGCGATGGCAGTTGCACCGGCAGCGCAGCCTGTGACGATGGCGACATTGGCCGCATCAAGGGCTGCGACTAAGGCTGCGATGCAAGCAGGCAAGGCTGGTGAGCGTTACGCCGAGCGCGTGTTGCCGGGCATCATGGAGCGCGGTGGTTTGCCGGCTGAACTGGCGCTGGGTTTGGTGCAGGGCAGCAGAAGTCAGGTATTGCCAACGCAGGGCCGCAGTGGCTTTGGTGTGTTTGACCCGAGGTTTGACCCACGGGTGAAGGAGCAAGAGCGTTTGCAGGCGATGACCCGCGACATCCAGTTGAATCCTAGTGCTCAGAATGCGCCCACTGTGTCTCTGGCTGATTTTGAGGGCAGGCCGTTTATCACGAGCATGGCTGACCGAACGGCTGCTGGCGGCAAGCTGGTGGGTATTGACGATGTGAAGTTCAACCGGCCTGTGGAGTTGATGGGTGGGCAGGATTTCATGTTCAACAATCCTGGGCAGGTTTGGGCCAGTGCGCAGCAGCCGGTCAAGCAGTTGATGCAGCAGGCTGCGGAGATCAAGCAGGCGACCGGCAAGGATCCGTTGTATATGCCTTGGCGCATGGCACCGACTGGTGGTGATTTTGCTGCGATGACTGGTGAGACGATGTTGGCGTATGCTGACAGCGCGATGGGGAAGATGCAGAAAAGAAGTCTGGACCGGTCGATCAAGAAGATGATTCCCGAGTGGGCTGGTGTGTCAGATCCGGCCAGTGTGCAGCAGTTCCGCGATGCGCCGGACAAGGTGCGCAAGGCTGTCAAGAACATGATGGACACCAATTTCCGCGACACTGGAGGATTGAACATTGGTGGCGCGAGGTTGGCTGTGTCTGATCCGGCGCAACTGGCTGCGCAAGAGGGTGGTGTGATGAACGTGGGCGAGATCTTTGCTGGCCGTCCGATGATCATGGAGTCTGGTCATCCGTCTTACCCCCGAGGGGTGCCGGGTCAGGGCTTGGGCACGTTGGTGGAAGACAGGAACATTTTTGAGTTGATGCCGGAAGTGGTGCAGGCCAGAGGCATACCGGACCCGAAAAACCCAAGAGCCACGGACATTCGTGCGTTGCAGATGAAGCCGTACTCTGGAGTGATCACCAACCAGTTGCTCAAGCGCCTGGGATACTGAACAAGAATTTGGGGTCGAATTTGCTGGCGAATTTTTCCCCGTACCGTTCTGCCAAGAACGCCCGCACCGATGCCTCGGTGACAGCCGAGACGCCGGTGACAACGCACCTGGTTTCGTGCAAGCCAAGAGCATCAAGCATTTGCTTTGGCATCTTGATGTCGGTGTTGACAATTGGGGATAGAATCATGCCTTCATTCTATCAAAACGCTAGATAAATGCAAACCACCATCTACAAGCCCGAAGACGAGCAGGAGTTAATGGCAACGCTGTGGACGCCGGCGATTGCCGATGACCCTGAAGCCTTTGTGCTGTTTGCTTTCCCTTGGGGCCAAGAGAACACGCCACTGGCGAACTTCAAGGGTCCGCGCAAATGGCAAAGGGAAGTGCTCAGAGAGATCACTGCGCACATCAAGCGCCAGCAGGGCCGCATAGATTTTGAGACACTGCGCCATGCAGTCTCTTCTGGCCGTGGTATCGGCAAGTCTGCGCTCGTCAGTTGGCTCACCATCTGGATGCTTTCCACCCGCATAGGCTCGACAACGATCATCTCTGCCAACAGCGAGTCTCAGCTTAGAGCCGTGACATGGGCCGAGATCACCAAGTGGTTGGCGATGAGCATCAACAGCCACTGGTTTGAGGTTGCGGCCACCAAGATCACCCCTGCCAACTGGCTTACCGACCTGGTTGAGAAGGATCTCAAGAAGGGCACCCGCTACTGGGCTGTCGAGGGCCGGCTGTGGTCAGCCGAAAACCCAGACGCTTACGCTGGAGTCCACAACTTTGATGGTGTGATGGTGATCTTTGACGAAGCCTCCGGTATCGAGGACAGCATCTGGGCTGTTACGGCTGGATTCTTTACCGAAAACACCCCTAATCGCTTGTGGCTGGCTTTCTCCAACCCACGGCGAAACACTGGCTACTTCTACGAGACGTTCCACTCCAAGCGAGACTTCTGGACCACCAAGGTGGTGGACGCCCGCACAGTCGAAGGCACCGACAAGGCTGTTTACCAGAACATCATCGACGAATATGGCCCAGACAGCAGCCAGGCTCACGTTGAGGTTTACGGCCAGTTCCCCAACGCTGGAGATGACCAGTTCATCCCGTCGAGCATTGTGGACGAGGCCATGAGCAGGGCCAAGTACAAGGACCAGACCGCGCCCATCATCATTGGAGTTGACCCCGCACGCTTTGGAGCCGATGCCACCGTGATCGCCATCCGGCAAGGCCGTGACATTGTGAGGATCGACCGCCACCGAGGAGATGACACCATGACGGTGGTGGGCCACATCATTGAGGCCATTGAGGAGTTCAAGCCTGCCCTGGTGGTCATTGACGAAGGAGGCCTTGGAGCCGGCATCGTTGACCGGCTCAAAGAGCAGCGCTACAAGATCAAGGGCATCAACTTTGGCAACAAAAGCGCCAACCCCATCATGTACGGCAACAAACGCGCTGAGATGTGGGGCAAGATGAAGGACTGGCTGAGATCTGCCAGCATCCCCAAGGACAGGTTCTTGAAGACTGATCTGGTTTCGCCTATGATCAAGCCTGATTCCAGAGGCACCATCTTTTTGGAGAGCAAGAAGGACATGAAGGCAAGAGGCCTTGCTTCTCCAGATGCCGCTGATGCGATCTGCGTGACGTTTGCTTTCCCAGTGGCTCATCGAGAGTACACTGACGACCGCACAACAATCCGGCGCAACGCTCAAAACGGTGCTGCCCTCACTTCTTGGATGGGAAGCTAGACATGCCCCTCGTCAAATCACCCTCAAAAGAGGCGTTTCGCAAGAACGTCAAGGCCGAAGTAGCCGCTGGCAAGCCTGTGAAGCAGGCGCTGGCAATAAGCTATGCCGTTAAACGCTCGGCAGAGAAAAAGCCTACCTCAAGGAGTAAAAATGGCTGAACATCAAGACCCTTGGGTGCATCGTTCCGAAGGAATGCGTTGCAAAACTTGCATTTGGTTTGCCCCAAAGCAAACCATAAAAGCAGGGACAATTAACGAATTAAACCCCGTCTATCATTTAGGTCGTTGCCGCCGCCACGCACCTACAATTAGCGGATATCCTGTTGTTTTTGTAAATGATTGGTGTGGTGATCACCGTTTAGACGAGAATAAAGTATGAACCTGCAAGCCCTGCAAGACTGCCTGATCGTGCGCCCAGACATGGAGAAACACGAGCTTTTCATCCTATTGCGAGAGAAACAAACGGGCACAGGTGTGGTAATCTCCGCTGGCCCAGACGCCAAAGACGTGAAAGTCGGCGACAAAGTGCTATTTGGTGATTCCATCGGCCAAGACGTACAATGGCAGGGTGACAACCTTCTAGTCATGAGGGAATCACACACCCTCGGAGTATTTGACGCATGAAAGACACCACCGGAATCGTAGCCGCAGCAAATGTGGCAAAAAACGGCCCGTACCCGTCAAAAGGCGGTTCCGAGGAAATTCTGACTGTTGCCCGATCACGCATGAAGACGGCAATGGCTGCGTTTTCCGAGACACGGGAAGACGAACTCGACGACCTGCGGTTCTACGCAGGCTCCCCAGACAACCAGTGGCAGTGGCCCGCTGACGTGCTCCAGACTCGTGGTGCCGTGCAGGGTCAGACCATCAACGCCCGTCCTTGCCTGACCATCAACAAGCTGCCCCAGCACGTCCATCAGGTGACGAACGAGCAGCGCATGAACCGTCCCGGCATCAAAGTGATCCCGGCTGACGACAAGGCTGATGTGGACGTGGCCGATGTGTTCAACGGCGTGATTCGCCACATCGAGTACATCTCCGATGCTGACGTGGCCTACGACACCGCCTGCGAGAACCAAGTGTCCTATGGCGAAGGCTACATCCGTCTGCTGACCGAGTACTGCGACGAAGACACCTTTGATCAGGACATCAAGATCGGGCGCATCCGCAACAGCTTCAGCGTCTACATGGACCCCCTGATCCAAGACCCCACGGGTGCAGATGCCAAGTGGTGCTTTGTCACGGAAGACATCCCCAAGGCCGAATACGAGCGTTTGTACCCCGATGCAGCGCCCATCAGCACCCTCATGAGCCTTGGTGTGGGCGATCAGTCCATCAGCCAGTGGATCAACGAAAACACCATCCGCATCGCCGAGTACTTTTACATCGAGTACGAGAAGCAGACGCTCAACCTGTACCCCGGCAACCAGACTGCGTTCAGCGGTACGCCCGAGGACAAGACCCTGCGCATGATGTTTGGCAAGCCCCTGCGCACCCGCGAAGCTGATCGCAAAAAGGTCAAGTGGTGCAAGATCAACGGCTACGACATCCTTGAAGAACGCGAGTGGGCTGGCACATACATCCCCGTGGTGCGCGTGGTCGGCAACGAGTTTGAGGTGGACGGCCAAATGTACGTGTCGGGCTTGGTGCGCAACGCCAAGGATGCCCAGCGCATGTACAACTACTGGGTGTCGCAGGAAGCTGAGATGCTGGCGCTGGCCCCCAAAGCCCCGTTCATCGGGTACGGCGGTCAGTTTGAAGGCTACGAGCAGCAGTGGAAGACTGCCAACACGAACAACTGGCCCTATCTGGAGGTCAATCCTGACGTTACAGACGGCCAAGGCGCTGTGTTGCCACTACCCCAGCGGGCACAGCCTCCAATGGCCTCCAGCGGCCTCCTGCAAGCCAAGGCGGGCGCTGCCGAAGACATCAAGTCGGCCACCGGCCAATACAACGCCTCGCTGGGCATGACCAGCAACGAGCGTTCTGGCAAGGCCATCTTGGCCCGCCAGCGCGAAGGTGACATCGGCACCTACCACTACGTTGACAACTTGGCCCGTGCGATCCGTCACATTGGCCGCCAACTCGTGGACCTGATCCCCAAGATTTACGACACAGAGCGCATTGCCCGCATCATTGGCGAAGATGGTGAGCCAGCAACCGTCAAGATGAACCCGATGCAGGAAGAACCTGTCAAGCGGATCGTGGACCAAGAGGGCAACCTCATCGAGAAGGTCTACAACCCCGGCGTTGGCAAGTACGATGTGCGCGTGATCACCGGTCCCGGCTACGCTACCAAGCGTCAAGAGGCTTTGGAGAGCATGGCTCAGTTGCTGCAAGGCAACCCACAGTTGTGGCAAGTCGCTGGCGACCTGTTTGTCAAGAACATGGACTGGCCCGGTGCTCAAGACCTCGCCAAGCGGTTCAAGAAAACCATCGACCCCAAAGTGTTGGCCGACGAAGATGATCCAGCCTTGGCCGCTGCCAACCAGCAGATGGAGGCAATGGCCGCTGAGATGGAGAACATGTTCCAGATGTTGCAAAACGTCAACCAGAGCATGGAAGCCCGTGAGATGCAAATCAAGCAGTTTGAAGCGGACATCAAGGCATACT